ATCGTCCTTGAACAATTGTCAATCGCATACGGACAAGCGACGGATAATTACGCAGTAGACACAATGGTAAGCGGTGTAACACAAACCGAAACCGTTTCAGACATTACGGACCCGGAAGCATGGTTAAGCGCAATTTACGGTGCAGCGTTTCAAATTAGCAACACCTCAAATTACTTGCCTACCCATTATTTCGTAAGCCCTGTAACTTGGGCAAAATTGGGAATGCTTACTACGTCAACCGGCCAACCGGTATTCCCGTTCACGGGTGCACCAAACCTCATTGGCCAAAACTCTTTTGGTACGTCGTCCGCTACTTCGTGGAACGGCAACCCATTGGGCCTCGTACTTGTCGTAGATAAGAACATGGCAGGCGGAACCACAACCGGAACCATTAGCGGTGTTGTAGGACACGCTGCGGGCCCGGCTGCCGGCTTTGAATTCTACGAACAGCAAAAGGGCGCTATTTCAATTGACGTACCTAGCACACTTGGCCGTACGATTGCATTCCGTGGCTACGCTGCGGCATTCATGGCAGACGCAACCAAGTTTGTAAAACTGGTAAACGCTTAATACCCGAAAGGTAGGCCAACTATGGCCGCTTATTCGGTCAAACAAAAGTACCTTGTAGATAATTACGCGGTATTGGTATTACTTACTAACGCTGACCCGTTAGAGGTTGGACAGTCTTTTACCGTCGCAGGTGTAGACGCAACCTTTAACGGTTCATATACCGTATTTGAATTGCCACAATTTAGGTTTACTGGCGTAGACGAATACGGGTTTTTTCTATATGACACGGAACAGCCAATACAAAACCAAGTGCTTTACGCACGTACCGCCGCTAATGTCATTATTAGCCCGGCTACTGGCACGTTAACCACGACGCCTACGTGCACTTGGATTACTACCGATAGTCAAGTAGAGGACTGGCTAGGCATTGGTACAGCTACCACAGCTGACCAAACCTTTATAACGCAATGTAGGTTGGCCGCTAACGAATTTTGTTATCGTCGTCGCCAAGAAGCAGGCTATAAAGATAGTTTGACGACGGTTCCTAATGCGTCGGTACTTTTGGGAAGTATCGCCTATGCGGCTTTTCTATACCGCCAAAGAGGAGCCGTAACGGATTTTGCTAGCTTTGATGGTTTAGCAGCCGGTGGCAGCATGGGCCTTAGTCCAATGATTAAACAGCTTTTAGGCGTTGACAGGCCCGCGGTATTTTAAATGCCTGTTGCATACACCGACCTTTTTAATAACGCCTTAGATGACCTTACAGCCACGTTACAGACCGTTACAGGGTTACAGGTAGTCAACGACCCGCGAAACATTGTGCCGCCTTGTGCCTTTATTGACGCCCCGTCGTTTGTGGCATTTAACTACAACATCGTAAAAATTACTTTTCCGGTGCGCCTTATTACCTTGGGTCCGGGCAACCTTGACGCGCAACGCAGCCTTATGAACATGGCCGCCAAGGTGCTAGCTAAAAACGTTGCGGTAACCGACGGACGTCCAACTATCGCAATAATCGGCGGCAGCGAACTAGCGGCCTATGATTTAACCATAGAAATGCAAGCCCAAACAGGGTAAAGGAAATTATGTATATTATTAAAAGCAGGCGCCTAGGCGAAATTGGCACAGAGTTTGTACCCAAGCCGGGTATAAACGTTGCGGCGTTGCTATGGGGTGGTTTTATAGTTAAAACAGCCGACGAAGTAACCGACGAAGTATCCACACCGGCACCTAAAAAAGGTGCTAAAAATAAGAAAGCAACGAAAGAGGATTAAACACTATGGCTACAAGTACTTATCTCGCAACACCGGGCGTAGCGGTAAACAGCGTTTCGTTAACGGACCAATGCATTAGCGCCGTTTTTACGCACCGCTTTGACAGTTTGGAAAAAACTACTTTTGGAAATAATTCAAGGCAGTTTCAAGCGGGGTTAGGCAATCACGAAGTGACCCTAACCCTTTATCAGTCATACGCAGCAAGTGAGACCTACCAAACTTTGGCAGCACTAGTCGGCAATGATGACATTACGGTAGTCGTTGACGCTGCCGGTGAATTGTTTACCCTGACAAATTGTGCACTACTTGAAATGCCAGTCGTAAACGCGGCCCTTGGCGAACTTTCAACCGTAGATGTAACCTTTGTTGGTGGCACATATTCCGTAGCATAATTAGCGCCGAATAATCGGCCCGACACGAAAGCAGGCACTATGAAATTAACTTTAGAAGTAACTAACCACGAAGGTACTTACCAAGTAAGCACCAATCTATTTACCGTTGTTTTGTGGGAGCGTCGTTTTAAACGTAAAGCGGCTGACATGGCTAACGGTATTGGTGTAGAGGATTTGCTTTACCTAGCATGGGAAGCAAGCAAGCAAAGTAAAATTGTTGTGCCGTCCGAATTTGACACCTATTGTAAACAAGTTACAAACGTAGAGGTAGTGGAACAAGAGGCCCAAAACCCTACCCAAGCGGCACCTACCGACGGCAACTAGCTGAATTGCTAGTAGCAACAGGTTGGGCGCCGCATTGGTACTCGGAAGCGTTTGACACACAAGACCTTTTAACGGTGGCTAAAGTTTTGGGGGAACAGAACAAAAGGTAACCGTAATGGCCGAACCAATTTTAGAGGTTAAAGGTGTACAAGAGGCTTTAGCGGCGCTTAACAAAATAGACCCTACCTATCGGCGTGACGTTACTAAACGCATTAAACGTGCCGGCGAACCAATGGTCCAAGAGGCCCGGCAAATGGTTACAACTATTGTAGGTGTTAAGGGTGCCCCGCTTTCGGGTATGCGTCGTGGCAGCCTTATTAAAGGCAAAGAAATTACTTGGCGCACAGACGCCGTACAAAAGGGTTTTAAAATTAAGGTAGGCGTACGTGCCAGCAAGGAAAGGTACGTAGATTTCAAACGCTTTACAGATGGTGTACAAACACACACGGAACAGGTGCCTTTTGGCTCTAAGCCGTACAAGCTTATGATTATGCAACAGGCAGACGCCGCGGGCGCTATTTATGACCATGCAGGCCGCCGCAATAGTAGTAAATTTGTTACCAACCTTAACGCAGAGGGTGGCGGTGAACAACCGCGCGTAATTGATAAAGCGGTAGAGAATAACAAGCCTGCCGTTCAACAGGTTGTACAGTCTGTTATAGACGACGTGGAAAAGAAAACTAATCGCACGTTAAAACAAAGGTACCGCTAATGGCTATTAATATTCCTATTATCACTACGTTTAGCGATAGTGGGCTAACGGCTGCCAATAAAAAAATACAAATGTTCGGTAAACAATTCCCGGGCGTTGGGCTTGCCATTGCCGGTGTTACCGCAGCCATTGGCGCGGTTGGTGCTGCCGCATTTTCGGCCGTTCAAAAAGCATCAGATTTAAACGAGGGAATAAGCAAAGCCGGCGTTATTTTTGGTCAGTCAAGTAAACAAGTAGAAAACTTTGCGCGCACCGCTAACCGTAGTTTAGGGCTTTCCACAACAGCCGCTTTAAACGCTGCTTCAACGTTTGCCACGTTTGGTAAAGCAGCCGGACTAGCCGGACAAGAGTTAGTAACCTTTTCTACTGACTTTGTTACCTTGGCGTCTGACTTAGCGTCATTTAATAACACAAGCGTAGACCAAGCCATTAACGCTATTGGCGCCGCCCTACGTGGCGAAAGCGAACCGTTACGCGCCTACGGTGTTTTGCTTAACGACGCAACCTTAAAAGCCGAAGCAATGGAAATGGGCATATATTCCGGTACCGGTGCCCTAGGTCAACAAGCCAAAATTTTGGCCGCCCAAAGAGTTATTTATAAACAGACAGGCGACGCACAAGGCGACTTTTCGCGCACTAGCGGCGGCCTAGCCAACCAACAAAAGATACTTAGCGCAACATTGGAAAACGTCCAAACCAATTTGGGTATGGCGCTTTTGCCTTTGTTTATTAAGGTTGTACGTTTTTTTAATGAAAAGGTTACGCCTGCTATTGAGGAAGTAGCCGATGCATTTGGCGAACAGGGCCTAGTTTTCGGTATTCAAGTAGCCCTATCTAAAATGGGTGAAGCCGGACCAATCATTGCCAACGTGTTTAAAGCCATTGCGGGGGCAATTGCAAATACCGTAAACGTCGTTTACAAACTTGTTAAATCTTTCCAAGCTGTTTACTATTTCGCTACCGGACAATTCGGCAAAGCAATTGAAGCAACAAAAGACGCCTTTGATAATTTAATTGATGTAGACAAATTGCAAAATAGTTTTGATGGTTTTATTGCTGGCATATCAACGGTAGGCGAACGAACAAATACGGCCGCCGATTATGTAGACCGTATGGCCGAACGTACCGCAATGCTAGGACAAAATGCCAGAGACACCGCGGGCGATTTAAACGCAATGGGTGACGGCGCCGGTGGTGCGTCAAAGAAAGTAAACGAACTATACGACACAATTAAAGACAAGTTAACAACCGCTTTAGACGAAGCAAAAACACAACTTAAAAACGCACAAGAAGCGTTTACCGATTTTGGTAAAACCGTTTCCGACGGTATAAAACAAGGTTTTAGTTTTGCAGACGCCAAGGAAGCGGGCGTAGAAACTGGCGGCGGTTTTCTAGCTGGATTACGTGACCAAGTAGCCGGCGTAAAACAATACGCAAGCAACGTAGATACCTTGCTACAACGTGGACTTAGTGAACAGGCCCTAAGCGAAGTACTAAACGCAGGTGCAGAAGCGGGCGCCGCTATTGCTGCCGAACTTGTGGCAGGTGGGCAGGAAGCGATTACAGGCCCGGACGGAGTTAACGCGCTAGTCGGTACCGTGCAACAGGTTGCAGACCAATTAGGGCTAGATAGTGCCGCAAGGTTCTACCAAGCAGGCGTAGACCAAGGAAACGCGCTAGTAGCAGGATTGGAAAGCGT